CGAGGAGGCCGCATCGTGAACGCCCGCGACAACACTCCCTTGCGCGCCAAGATCGCCGATCGACTCGCCGCCGGTGAAGACACGGCCGCCGGCATCGCCAACGCCATCGGCAAAGGCGATACCCCGTCGGTCGTCGTCAAGGAGCTCAACGCCATGCGCACCGACGGCCAAGTCGAGTGCGAGCAGCGCGGCAAGAAAAAGGAGCTCGTCTACTGGCTTGCCGTCCCGCTCGATGTAGCCGCCGGCAGCGCCGAGCCCAAGCTGGCGACCGATCTTATCCCGGCCGCCATCAGCGAGGTCATGCTCCCGCCGGGCGTCCGCCATGGCACGCGCGCCGCGCAGATCTACCGCGTCCTGCCGCTCTATGGCGCCAAGCCAATGACCGCGCGCCAGATCGCCACGGCCACGGGCGCCGCGCTCGGCCTGATCTCCCCCACCCTTTCCGGGATGGTCAAGGCTGGCCAGGTGTCGCGCGTATCTTCTGGTGTGACCGAGGCCTACGGCTACACACGCCTGCCGCCGGCCGGTAGCGACAGCGAAGGGGGCGAGACGGATGTGAAGGCGCAATCTGCAGAATTCCCGCCGCAGATCCAGCCACAGATCACGCCGGCACAGGCCGCATCGGACGAGGTTGAGCGCGACGACGCGATGCCGCCCGCCGACGCCTCGCTGCTGGCGCTCGCAAACCGCGAGCTTGCCGACCGCCTCGCCCGGGTGGCGCATGTGCTGCGCGGGTCCGGCCTGGAGGGCCTTAAGGATCTGGACGATGGCGCAGATCTGCAATCAGCCGCGGCCGCACTGACCGGCGCGTATCAGATGGCGCTCGCCGAGCCCGCCATGCTACGTCGCGAGCTGGCGAAGGCCGACGCTGACCTGCAACAAATCCACACGCTGCTTGCTCCTCGCGTGGCAGGCCCCATCGACCCGAGCGACCTCGGCGAAGTGGAGTGCGCCGAGAAAGCCGCCGCGATGATCGACGAAGCGACGGGCGATATCAGCCGTGCGATCACGGCCGAGCGAGAGAAAGACGATGCTCTGCTCGAGCAGGCCCGCTCGGTCGTGGAGCTGCGCAGCCTGCTCGACGAAGAGCGCACTGCACGCCAAGCGCTGCAAGAGCAGATCGCCGAACTGCAGCGCGAAGCGATGCGCGGCGCCTCGCTCTTGTCGGGCGACGATCGCTACACCGCCGCCGGCTACCTCGTGCGCGCCAGCAAGCGCAAGCCGCGCACCCTGCTGGACAAGGACAAGGCGCGTGATGCGGCACTGAGTTCGATCCGCGCCGGTGCACAGCGGGCGGAAGTCTTCGCGCTGGTGCCCATCGGCCACGCCCGCCGCGGCGCGGAGTGGATGCCGTCATGATCCGCCCCGATCTCAAGCGCATCAGCGCCCAGGTGCGCGCCCGCCTGCAATCCGGCGAGGCGCTCACATGGCGCGACGTGTGGGCCATGGCCCCCGACGCATCGCGCACCTGGGCACACGACACGCTGCGCAAGCTGCACCGGCAAGGGCAGATCCACGTCGCCAACTGGACCCGCGGCCAGCAAGGGCCGCCCATGCCGACCTATGGCTGGGGTCCCGGCATGGACGCGCCGCGCCCGGCCAACATGACCAATGCCGAGAAGTGCGAGCGCTGGCGCACCGCCCACCCCGAAAAGGCCGCCATCGCCCGCAAGCGCGATGTGTTCAAGCGCCGTCGCAGCCCCATCCTCGATCCCATCACCGCCGCCATGCTCTGCTATACCCGGCGCGGCACTGGATGGGTCAAGAAGAACGCCGTATCAACCTCTCAGGACGCAATGAAATGAACTCGTGGAACTTCACCGGCAATCTCGGCGCCGATGCCGAGCAGCGCGTCACCCCGAGCGGCGAGCCCGTCGTGTCCTTCAGCGTCGGCGTGAAGGCCGGATTCGGTGATCGCGCCACAACCACATGGGCTCGGTGCCAGATGTGGGGCAAGCGCGGCGAGTCGGTCGCGCCGTACCTCAAGAAGGGGCAGCTCGTCGGCGTGTGCGGCGAGACGAGCCTGCGCGAGTACGACAAAAAGGATGGCAGCAAGGGCGCGAGCCTGGAGGTGCGCGTCAATGACTTGACCTTGCTCGGCAAGCGCGACAGCGACACGCAGTACAGCGCCCAAGCCGAACCGCCTCGCCAAGCCGCGCCCACGCGCCCGCAGCAGTCCGGCGGCGCACAGGGCGGGTTCGGCGACTTCGATGACATCCCGTTCAGCAGCCACGGCCACGGCAGCGCCTGGAGGGCCATGTAATGCCTGCCCCGAACATCCGCATCGACTGGCAGCGCGTCGCCCTCAACCTGAGATCGCACGGAATCCAGTTGCAGGCCGCATCGCGCAAGCTCGACAAGCATGCCAACTGGCTTGGTCAGATGGCGCGCGACGAGATCGGCCGCAGCGTCGAGTTCCACGACGGCCTGCGCCTGCTCGACTACCACCTATCCGTCTGCGGCGAGGCCGCGCACCTCGCGCTGCTGTCCGGCCAGAAGACGCTGCCGATCAAGGAGGCCGCATGAGCGATCAACCCCTGTCCCTCTCGCGCGCCGATCGTCGCAAGTTCGAGAAGGCGATGCGCCGCGCGCCGCGCGCGTCCCGCCAGAGGCCCACCCGCGCCGATCTGCCGCTGCGCCTGATCCCGTGGAACATCCACGCCGTCTGGGCGCCGCTCGACCGCATCCTCGCCAAGCTCGAGCTCGACGGCACCGCCGAGTATTCCGGCGGCGAGCCGGTGCTTTACGATCCCGGGACGAACGACTGGCACAACAGCGCCCATGCCATCCGCGGCATTGCCGAGTTCTACCAGGTCGCCGCCCGCCGCAAGGGCTGGAAGGGCGTCCAGACCGAGCCCGTCACCCGCATCGCGCGTTTGCTCGAGCTCGACGAGGAGATCACCCAGCAGGACATCGACGACGTGCGCGCCTGCTCGATCGTGCTCCGCAAGCTCGCCGGCTCGCTCACGCTGCGCGAGGCCAAGGCCGTCCTGGCGGATACGTGCATCAAGATCGAAGCGGAGAAGGCGGGGTTGACGGAGCGTGCAGCATGACCGCCAAGAAGATCCCCATCACCCCGGTTTTCCTGGACCTTCCCACCGTCGCACAGGTTGTCGCCCTCTCCACCGCGACCATCGAGCGCCTGGAGCGCGAGGGGCAATTCCCCAAGCGCCGCCAGTTGTCCGGCCAGCGCGTCGGCTGGCTGGTGCGCGAGGTGCAGGAATGGGCAGAGTCACGGCCGGTGTCGCAGCTACCGCCGCCGCCGAATACCGGGGCGTCGAAGCCGCGCAGCAGCGTGTCGGCTTGACCCGCCTCCGATCCGGGCCTATCCTTCGCCCGTCGCTGCAAACAACAGCGGCACGGGATTGGCGTCCCGGATCGTAGGCGGACACATCCGCCGCGCATCTTGCGGCTTTTTTGTGCCCGCGCGCATGGCCTCCTATTGGGCGGACCGTGCGGGGAGCCGAAAGGCTCGCCAGCCCTACGACTGGTACGCCAACCTGCACGTGTTCCGCCCGCCCCGATTGGCGTCGGGGAGCGGAAAATCAAACCGCTTCGTAGGAGTTCGGCCATGACCGACATCACCCCGCGCGCATCCGCGCCTTCCGTCTTTTCCTTCGAGTCCACCAGCGTCCGCACCTTCGCCGACGATCACGGCGAACCGTGGTTCTGCGCTGCCGACGTTTGCGCAGTTCTCGGGTACGCGAACAGCCGTCAAGCCATTCAGAAGAACTGCCGCGACAAGGGTGTATCCATTAGAGACACCCCCACGGATGGCGGCATCCAGGCGCTTACCTTCATCAACGAGGGCAACCTCTACCGGCTCATCATCAAGAGCCGCAAGCCCGAGGCCGAGCGCTTCGAGATCTGGGTGATGGAAGAGGTGCTGCCGGCGATCCGCAAGACCGGCCAGTACGTCGCCCAGCCCTACACCCACAACCCCGGCGATGCGCTCTCGCTCGACCAGGCCGACACTCTGCGCAAGCTGCTCACCGACGCGGCCAAGCAGCGCCACCCTGGCGACGGCAAACAGCAGGGCGCGTTCCTCATGCGCGGCTGGTCCAAACTCAAGGCGCACTTCAAGCGCGGCTACCGCGAGATCCCGCAGGCCGAGTTCGCCGAAGCCGTCTCGCTCGTCGCCCGCCACATCGCCGAACAGGGCGAGCTGATCGAGGAAGCCCCTCAGCCCACCGCGGACATGGTGAGCAAGGCGCACGCGATGCGCTGCTTCGATCTGGCCGGCGCCCTGGCGAGCGCAACGCAGCAGGCCACGGTGCGCCAGCTTCTCGACCTGGACGAGCGCGACCTACGCAGCGGGCGCTTCGTCTTCGCCTGCAACGGCGACACCCCGTTCGTGAAGCGCCTCGAGGACGACGCTGTCGTTCTGAGCTGGAGCGAGGCGCCGAAGCTGATTGCCACCAACGACAGCGCGATCGACACGGCGACGCTGCAGGCCATCGCCAACGCGGCCATCAAGCGCCTGACGCAGCGCATTCCATCGACCAGCAGCGTTTTCCGCTGACCGAGCGCTGCATGACTACCGCTGTGCCAGCTCCTCCAGCCTCTCGGAGAGCCGGCGCAGCCACTCCACCCGCTCGGCGTCGTACTGGTGGCGGTTATACACCCCGGCGACGCCAGGAATCATGTGCCCGAGCACCGACTCTGCCACGTCGCCCGGGCACCCCATTGCAGCCAGCAGCGTCCGGGCCGATCGCCGCAGATCATGCGGCGCCCAATGCGTCACCGGCAGCCGCGCGCGTTCGAGCTCGGGCCGCGTCGTGCTGTAGGGCTGATGATAGTAGACGGCCACCTGAACCGCCTTCTGCTCCGAGTGCGTGAGCTTGCCGTCGCGCCGCTTCGCCGGGAACAGCCACCCATCCCCAAATCGCTCCTTGCGGCGCAGCACGACATTCAGCGCCCGCCCGAACAGCGGCACGCGCAAGTCCGTTGCGCTCTCGTGCCGCGCGTTCTTGGTCTTGGCCTTCGGGATCGTCCACCACCAGACTCCGCCCGCCTCCTGCCGGACCTCTCCCCCTTCCATTGCGACGATCTCCGCGCCACGGGTGCCTGTCCACAGATACAGCGTCAGCGCGTCCTCCACCAGTGCTGTGAAGTTCGGCAGCCAGCGGATCAGCGCGCCGAGCTCCTCGGGCGACAGCACCCGCTTGGTCGTGCCGACGCGCTCGCCCGCAATCCGCTTGCCCTTCGACCGGATCTTGCCCCGCAGGATGAGGCGCCACCAGTTCGGCACGGTGTCGGGCAGCCGGCCGGCGTCAATGGCGTAGTCCCATGCCGCCCCAAGTTCGGAGCGTAGCTTTTTGGCCTGTACCGGCGTCGCTGCGGCGTAGCTTTGGATGAGGTCGAAGGCGTGCGAGCGCGTCACCTCGGCCGCCGGCTTCGCGCCAAACGCCCCGAGCATGGTGTCGAACATCCGGCGCACCTCATCGGCGCCCTTTCTGGCGCGCGACAGCCGAACATGGCCCTCATGGTAGTCGGCGCACAGGTCGGCCACGGTGTAGCCGGCCTGCGACTGCGCTGCGGCTGCCTGTGACCGGGCCTGTCGCTCACCCGCCCGCGCCTCTTTCGCGTCCACCGCAGGATCGGCCCCGGCCTCGCGCGCCGCGCGCAGCTTCTCCCATTCGGCCGCTGCGGCGTGCAGCGACATCGCCGGCCAGCGCCCGATCTTGATCTGCCGCATCCGTCCGTCGACGGGCGACTTGTAGCGGTAGATCCATGTCCGAAAATTCGCGGTCGCCTCAAGTCGAAGCCCGGGGAAATCCGGGCTGGTAAGATGCTGTCCCGCCTGCAGCAGCTTCATTGCGCGGGCATCGAAGGTCACGGCGTAACTTCTCCATTGGCATTTCCTCGGCGTAGGTTTCGATTTTCGCCTCTCGCCGGCACAAGCCCGGAATGTTACGCTGACCTCACGCCAAACGGCAAAGTGCAATGATGCGCAATGATGCGCGGTGATAGATGAACGAAAATACAGGCAATGGCGCGGATGCCGCGCCAGGTCAGGGCTTGAGCGAGAATCGTGAGGCGCAACAAGGGGTTGCGGGCGCAGCCAAAGGCGCCCACACGCCGATGATGCAGCAGCGGAAACGCCAGTAATTGCAATGGGTTGGCGGCCGGCGATTTTGAAGGTTACGCCACTTCCTGCGCCGGCCGCGCATCAACCAACCTCGGCAAACCTCCCTTCGTCCACCACATCACGCCGAGTCCGCGGCAGATACACCCCGTCATCCGCCTCGCGTATCCGGCGCTCGCGGTTGCGCACGCTCTGCCACATCTGCGGCGGCGTGATCCGGCGCCCTGGATTGACCTTGTTGAAATCGGCGATCGCGGCTCTAGCTTCGGCCATTCCCCCCTGGTCCTGATCCATCGCAGCCCGAGCGAACTGCGTCATCAGATCCTGGCGGCGCTCGTTGAGTCGTCGATCGGCGCTCATCACCGCGCTGCGCCCCTCGAAGGCAAGGCGGATCTCGGACGGCGAGAAGCCGGACGCCTGCCCGAGCACGCCAGCCAGGCTCACTTCGTCCTTGATGACCACGCCAGTCCGGTCGACTTCGCCATCGCTGTACTGGCGGTATGCCTTGATCGGGTTGCGGGCGAAGATCGGCAGCATGTCCTCCAGCCCGCGGCCGTAGTCTCCATCTGCCATCTTCTGCGCGCCCTTGGCGGCATTCACCCCCATGCCGATAACTGGGCCCAGCATAGCGGTAGCGAACGATTCGGCCCAACGCTGGCCCTCCAGGCTCTCATTCACGTCCGGCAGCAGCAGCTTGTCCAGGCCAACGCGGCCGGAAATGTCCCACGGCGTCAGGCGAGAGAAGCCCTTGGCGATCACTTCTGAGGCTTTCGGGCCGAATGCGTCAGCCAGCATGTTGCGCATGGCGACTTCCGCGTCCCACGGCTCATCGTCACTGCCACCCAGCGCTGAGGCAAGTGTCAGCAGTGTTCCAACCAGCGGCAGACCCAGCACACCAGCAGCGGCCGCGTGCATGGTCATCAGCGCACCGAATACCTTGCGCGCCTCGCGCCGAACCTCGGGCGACTCGCCCTTGACTGACTGGTATGCGTTGCGCGCGAGCGTGTAGATCATGTTCTGCGCGTACTGCTTGAACAACAGCACCACCCTGGCGACGTTGCCCTGCATCACGCGCGGCCGGTTGCCGGCGGAGTAGTCGAAGTGCCCGTCGTAGGTTGCCTTGACCGCCTGAGCATAGGCCGTGTCATGCTTGGCGCCAGCGTCACGCGCAAGCCGGTAGGCAGCGATGAACGTCACCTGACGGTTGAAGCGCTCGGCGTGATGGAACAGGTAGCTCGCCAGCCGCATCACCGGGCGAATCTTCCACATCACCTTCGCATCCTCACCCTGCGCGATGCCGGCGAGGTCGTGGGCCATCGTCACGTCGATGGTGCCGGTTCGCACCGCCTCGTCGTAAGCGGCAATCTCGTCCTGGTGCTTGCGCAGCGCCTTCGGGTCTTGCTCGTTCTTCAGCCGGGCAGCCAAGACGGCACGAAGGTCGTTCTTGCCTTCCACCACTTCAGCCGAAGCCGCCATCAGCGCGGCGCCCGCCTTCCTGAATCCCCACTTTGCACCCATCACCGGGTAGGCAACCAGCGGCGTCTGCGACAGGTTCACCACCGCAGCAGCCGGCGAAATGCCCAGGTAGTAGACAAAGCCGAAGCTGGTGAGCGCAGTCGAAAGCGGGTTGCCCTTGGGGTTCATCGTCGCTTCATGGCGCTTGTTCATCTCATCCACGACGCGCTGCGCCGCCGGCTGATCGAACCCCTCAATCGGCGCCATCTCGTCGACGTGCTTCTGCATCCGATCCAGTTCGGACTGCATCTGGTCGCCGTACTTCAGCTTGGCGAGGTAGCGCGCGCCGTGGAACGTGTTCTGCGCGAACGCTCGACGCGCATCGCTCGAGAAGCCCGGGGTGCCCTTCCGGTGAATGCCATGCTTCGCCCACGAGAGATCGGGGAGCGACGACAGGTAGAGCTGGCCCAGGGTGTCCTCGAGCTCGGCCTGCACGCGCGGATCCAGCCCCTGCTCGTCCAGCGCCTCGTAGAGCTCGGTCATGAACCCGCGGCCCACCATGTCGCGGCCGGCGACAAACTCCTTGCTCAGAATCACCCGCCCAACGTGATACCCATCCCTGGCCGGGAACGCCTTGACCATCTCGGCGCGCATGGTCTCGGCCTCGGCCATGGTCTCGGCGCGCGAAACGCTCGCCACCTTTCCGGCGTTGTCCTTCGTCACCACAACATATTGACCGAAGCGCGACAGCGGGAAATACACGCCCTTGATGGCCTTGAAGAAGTCGGCATCCATGCGCTTCAGCAGCTCGGCGCGGCGATCTTCCCGCAACTCGCTGCGCATGATGCGATCGATGATCGCCTGCCGCACCGCAGCGTGATGCTTGCGGTAGTGGTCGCGCGCCTCCCGATAGACGTTCTGCGCTTCGGCCGAGAGCTGGCCGAACTGCGCCTTGAGCGCTCGGCTCTTAGCGAGGTCGTCCCCTGGCACATACTCGACGGCGGAATCCGCATCGATCTGCGCCAAGGTGGCGTCGTGCATCAAGTCGGCCAGCTTGCCCTCGTCGGGCAGCTTGCCCCAGCGCCGCGCGAGCTCGTCGGCCGCGGCGCCAACGTCGTTCTTGTCGGCCTCCATCTGCGCGGCGAGCCGATCGTAGTCGGCCAGCGGCAGCACGTCGCCGTAGACGTCGGTCAGTTGCCGGCGGCCCAGGAATTGCAGTCCGAGCTTGAGCCAGTCGGTCAGCTTGTGCTTGCCGGCCTTCTTCACATCCTGAACAGTGATCGCCTTCAGGCCGGCGCCGATGTTCCTGGCGGCCTGCTGCATGCCCGACCGACTGAACTGCAAATCATCCCCCCCCCGCTCTGCCGTCTGCGCAATGCTGCCGCGTACCTGCTGCTGCGCCATCCTGATGTTACGCTTGTGCCAGAACGCCGCACGCCCGGCATTCGGGGCGTCGTCGGTCAGGATGCGCTCGGCCACGCGCAACACCTCAGACAGCGCGGTGTCGTTGCGCGCGCTCAAGCCCAGCAGGTTGCGCACCGCCTGAACGAAGTTCGACCACATCGAGCCCGCGCGATAGGGGATCGTCTCGAGGTAGGCTTGCGCCTCGCCGCTCGACAGCGCCCAGGCCAGCACCTCGTCATCGCTGCGGAAGGCGTTGTTCGCGCCCTCGCGCATGTCCTGCTCGAACGCGGTCAGCATTGCCTTGCCGGCGTCTGCTGCGTCGAAGCGCTTGCGAATATGCTCGGCAATGGCGTCGGTCACGGCCATCAGGTCACGCGCATGCTTGCCGGCCATTGAGTTCGGGGTCTGCGTGCCATAGAAAACCATGCCGGCCGTGGCGGCATGAACCAGCTCGTGCAGCAAAACCTCTTCTTCCGTGCCGACCTTGCCGGTCACGTCCGCCCCGTTGAGCCAGACCACGATGTCGCGGCCCTTCTCATCGAACCCGGTCTCCGTGTAGCCGCGCGCATTCACCATGCTGGCGGGGGCCATGTCGCCGCGGTGGACAACCTTCAGGTCGAGCACAACACCGGCTTTCTCAAGCCGCTGCAACTTCTCCAGCACCTTTTGCGCAACGGCCGCTTTCGCGCCGTCTTTCGAGCGCGTCATGAACTGCGCTGCTTCGATCAGCGTCTTGCCCTCGATGGCAGACTGCACGCGCTGCGCTTCTTGTGCAGGCGCGTCGCCGACTGAGCGGTGGAAGGCTTCAGTTTGCGGGGCGCGTGCTCCGATGCTGGCCGAAGCCTTCACTGCGCCCGCGCGGACCTCGCCGGCGGCCGCCCGGTCAAGCCCAGCCATCGCGTAGCCCACGAAGTCGTCCACCGTCATCGTCTTCGCGCCCAGCCCGTTGCGCAGCATCCAGGTGCGGATCATGCCGGCGAACGAGCGCAGGAAGTCGCCCACGCGCTTGCCGATCTTCGCGTCCACCCACTGCATGAAGGCGTTGTCGGCGAAGGCGTAGCCGGCGCTGCGGCCTTCGATCACCGCCTGCTCGACGATGTAGGCGGCTGCCTCGGCTGCGTTCCCGGCCTCGCCGGCCACGATCATCCGCAGCATCACGCGATCGAGGAAGGAGCGCAGACCCTCGTCCTTCAGGCCGTGCCGGGTGCGGACCATTTCCAGCGCCCGCGCGTCGATCATCTGGCGCTGCTGGCCGTGCAACATTTCGTGCAGCATCACCGCCGTGGCCGTGACCGGGTTCAGGTTCGGCCCCACCAGGAAGGTCAGGCCGCTCTTGGGATCGTAGAAGCCGTTGATGCGGCCTGCGCTGGAGAACTTGCGCATGGTCGAATCCAGCTTGCGGCCGGTCCGCTCGGCCACGATGCGGCCGATCTCGGCATTGTCGGCGGTGCCGATCACGATCACGCCGCCGCGCTTGCCGGCCCGGCCGCGCTCGAGCAGCTTGCCGGTGATCTCGGCGAGTCCGTCGAACTGGACGCGCATCGCGCGCACGAGACCCTTTTCGGTGATGCCGATCCGGACGGCGTTGCGATCGCGCGGGGGGGTCGCCGAGAAGGCTACGTCGGCGTCAGAATCTCCCGGCTGCCGAGCCCCGTCATCAACGGCCCGCATGGCACGGCCTGCGGTCGCCTCGGCCTTCTCCTTGACGATCTCGACCCGGCGAATCCGGCCGTCCTGCATCACCGTGCGATCGCCGCCGTTGAAGCTCTTGAAGTCGCGGTGGATGCGCTTCCACTCGTCCATCGTCATCTTGACGGGGCCGGCGTATTTCGCAGCATCGGCAGCGTCGGCGGCCTCGCGGCGCTCGCGGTCTGTCTGCTCTGCGGCAGCCATGCGGGCGCGGTCCTCGGCAACGCCGCGATCAAAGACCGCCTGGCCGCGCTTCGCAAGGTCGTTCAGCGTGTCATCGTAGCCCTCGAGACCGTACCGCTTGGCGTGCTCGCGCGCATCGCGGATCGGGTATCCGTCGCGCTGGAAGCCGTTTCCGTCGGCGATGCGCTTTTCCGCGTTGGCGATCATCTCTTCCAGTTCGCGGCGCGGCGCTGCGAACTCGTCGTACTCGGCCTTATAGGCGTACCCGAACGGCAGCCATGCGCCGCCAACCTTGAACTCCTGGCGCGCATTGGAAATGCCGTCGATCTGGCCCGTCTCCATCGGGTACTTGCCCGACACCTTGACGGTTTCTCCGCGCTTGAAGGTGAGCGTCTGGCGCTGATCCTCATCGACGCGCTCGACGGTGAATTGGTCGCGGTCGGAGGCCGGTTGCTCGGCCGCAGGCTGCGCGACTTGCTTCTCCGCGCCCCAGAAGCTCTCAAGGAACCTGCCAAGGCTCTCGGGCGCGGCGGGGTAGCTGCCCAGCAGATCACCCTTGCTGCTCTCGACGCGCAGCCGTCCGCCCTTCTCCTTGATGGTGGGGCCGGGGAACTTGCCTTCGCTGCCAATGGCCCCGTCCGCGCGAACCTCGTAACCATAGGTGCGCGCAACGGCCTCGTAGGCAGCAAACGGCTGCGCCACATAGCCGTCGTTCGCAAGCCGCACCAGCGCCGCCTCTTCTGCCGCGGCCTTTGCCGCTTTCAGCGTCGGGTACGTCGTGCCGTCGATGTTCCACTTCCCGCCCTGGTAGGACTCGATGGTGCCGTAGTTCATCGCGCCGCGCTTGGCGGCCATGCGCTCGGCGCTCTCGAAGAACGCAAGCCGCATGCTCTTCACGTTGTCGCGCTGGCCCAGGTCTTCCCAGATCATCAGGGCGCGCGCTTGCTCGGGCGTCATAAGGTCGTCGGCCATCGCTTCGGCGTCGGCTGGCGCGTCACCCTGCTCGGCAGCAGCATCGGGCTGCGCGGTCGCCGCGCGCTCGATCTCCGCAATCAGTTCGTTCATGCCGCGGATCTTCTGGATCGTCGGGTGCATGCCGCGCCAGTTGCCGGTGCTGGTCAGATACCAGCCGCCCATGTCCTGCTGGACCTGCCAGTCCTGGCCGTCGAGGGCCACGATGTCGCCGGCCGCGTAGGGCGCGAAGGCCGAGACTTGGACGGGATTACGGCGGGGGCCGGTAAGGGCGGGCTGGTTCGCGGCCGGCGGCTGCGCGGGTACTTCTACCGCAGCGGGCTCGCCATCGCTTTGCACGTCGTCCAGCGCATCGGATACGGCCTGCGCATCTTCGCTCATCAGCGCCTTGACGCGATCCGCCTGGATCATGCGCGCACCGCCAGCAAGGCCAAGTGCATCGAACACCGCCCGCAACTCGGCGCCCGATGCTTCCTCAAGGCGCTTGCGTAGCGGGCTGTCCTGCTCGGCGCTGCCTGCACGATTGGCGCGGACAAGCGCCACGCTGATCTGGTCGCGCAGCGCGTCAAGGTCGGCCGCATCTTCGATGTTCGCATCCGCCCACGCCTCCTCGGGGGCGATGGCGCGAAGCTGCGCGTTCATGGCCTTGAGCGTGGCAATGGTGCCGCCGCGATTGGCAAGCTCCATCTGACCATCGCGCGACGACACGTCGGAAGGGCCGGCGTACCGCTTCGCTGGTTGCTCGGGCTGCTGCGCCGCATCTTCCGGCTGGTCGTACATCGCCATCATCTGCGCAAACGCCTGCGGGTCGCCTTGGCCGGCTCGCTGGCGGGCCGAGGCCTCGCGCGCCGCAGTTTCCTCGGCAGCCTCTTGCTCCGCACGCCACGCATCGTAATCCTTGCCCTTCGATGCCTCCTTGAACCTGTCCAGCAGTTTGCCCTCGTCCTTGCTCTTCTTCAGGCGCGCGATCTCGATGGCGTTGCCGATCTCTTCCAGCACGTCGCCGCCCTGGTAGCGACGATCGACCGCAGAAAGCCCTTCGATGCGCTTGATCTCGGCATCCAGGTTGACCGCCCCGGCCATGCCGCTGCCGTAGTTCATCGGGCGGTCCGGGTTCTTCGCAAAGCCGGGGGACTTCTCCACCTTGGCGCGGAAGTCGCGCAGCTTCTCGACGGTGTTGACCACCTTGAATTTGACGTCGCCCGGAACGTCGAAGGAAACGAAATCCTTGGCGTCCAGAACGGTCGCGTCGAACTGCCAGCTTCCGGTCTTGCCCTTGACGACGAATTTTCCGGTCTTGACGATGCGCGCGGCGTCTTCCTTCGCAAGCTCGAGGTTCGGTGCGCGCACGGCTTGATCGGGGTTCTTGCCCCACACGACCGCGAACCCACCGCCAGCGGCTTGCTCGATGTTCAGGCTCGGCGTCAGGCCGTCGGTGTCCTTCGGTCCATCTACGCTCCACGTTTTCACGCCGGCATAGGTCGCCGGCTTGTCGGCGATCTTCACGCCATCGAAGATTCGGTCGGCAGTCGGGGCGACAGCGATGGCCTTGTCGATCTCGCCCAAGATCCACGCCTTCGCCTCGGCCGGGTTGAAGTCGGTGTTGCGCGCCGACTTCTGGATGGCTTCGGCGATGACGGGCTGCGTGACCGGCTCTGCGGGCTGGCCGGGGTCTTTGTGGGTAGCGACGGCTGCGGGCGCGTCGGCCTTCTTGCGAATCAAGTAGCCCTTCATCCCGGCATGCACGTCTCCAGCCGGCACAACATCGTGCGTCTCAGTCAGTCCGCGCGCGTTGAGTTCGCGCGAGGCTGCGGCCTTGATGGCAAACGCCTTACCGTCCTTTGTGGTGATGACGTTGAAAAGCGGATTGCCCGCCATCTCCTTCGCGCCCTCGGCTTGCTTCTCGCCGGTCGGATCGAGGTTGTCGCGGTGAATCCAGGTCGTCTTGCGCTTGCCGTCCTTCGTGAACATCGGCATGCGCTCGCGGGCGCCCGACAGGTCGGCGGTGCGCACGGTGACGGTCTTGCCGTCGCGGTCCTTCAGCGTGGTGAACTCGGGGTTTTCGGCTCTGCCCGTCTTGCCCTCGTCGGGGCGGGCAACATCAGCGGAGGGCTGTGCCAGCGCCGCGGCCGCCGCCGGTGCCTGTGCCTCGCGAATGACGCGCTCTGCATCGCCGACGCGGATCCCGGTGGCCTGATGCACCTGGAAGGGCGTCATCTGCACGCCGGCCTGCTCGGCCTCGCGCACGGTTGCAACCGCATCGGCCAGCGGGACGAAGCGCACTTGCGTGCCTGCGGTCACGCCAACATCGGATTCTGTGCGCTCGCTGTCGGCGCCCTTCTCCCATAGGTCGCGCTCGGCCTGCGTGCGGGTCGTGCCTGACTGGCTATCGAACCTTGCTGCGGTCGGCGTTACTGCGGCCCGGCCTTGGGTTTGCGCGCCCTCGCCTTCCTGTCCGCGCGCTTCTTGCGCTTGCGGAGCCATTTGTTCAGTCGGGGGCACATTGGTGGGCTGGACTCCTTGCGATGCAGTGGGTTGAGCAACGGGGGCTGCTGTATCGGTGGCGCCTTCTACGCCGGCAGGCTGTTGAGCGCCGGCCGTTCCCACAGGAACACGCGCTCTGCTGCCGGGTGCAGGTGCTCCGGCAGGTCGATCCACTCGTCCGAGGTCGACAGGGCGACCTGGTGCCACTCCTGCGCTTCCTGCGGGGACAGCACCTGATCCTTGACCGCTCGCTGCATCCACTTGGGCAGACTGGACATCGGGGGCTCCTTGCATCAGGCGCTCGATGGTCGCCCGGGTGGTCGGGTTGATCTTCGTCCAGTTCTGGCCGGCGAGCTTCTTGCCGATGACGTTGAGGCCGCCCTTTGCGGTCGCCCAGCCGCCCGGCTTGGTCAGGATGGCGGTGCGCTGCTCGGCGGTCATGCCGTCCCAGCCTTCGGACGTGGCCGGCGGGATGGCCTCGGATGGCTGCGCCGATTCGCTACGCTGGCTCGGCGCGGGCCTCGATTGCTCGGGCGCCGTGGGCGCCTGAGTCGGTAGTTCAATGGCGGGCGAGGTCGCGGCCGGCGCTTGCGCGACGTCAGCAGGCGCTTGCTGCTCGACCGCGGCTTGCGCGGCCGGCTCGACAGCGGGCGCGGGGGTTTCTGCCGGCTGCTGCGCGGCGCGGCGCTGGATCTCGGCCGCAGCAGCTTCGCGCCAGCCGTCACGCCCGGACTTCTCCAGCACGCGAAGCTGATCGTCGGTGCGGCCGGAAACGTCGATTGCCGGTGCGGGTTCGACCGTTGCAGCGGCTGCGACAGGCTGCACTGCTGCTACAGGCTGTCCGGCGCCCTTGCGCTTACGATACTGCTCTTGCCACGCCGCAAACTCGGCCTTCCCGTCCTCGTCCATCTGCGATGGGATGCCCAGCGTTGCCCGAACACCGATGATCCATCCAGACAGCTCTTGATGCGCAACGAACCCGACTTGATCCTTTACTCTGGCTCGGACCTCTTTCACCGTGAGCCCTTGAGCGAACAAGTCTTCAATCTTGCTCGTAAGTCCTGCCTTGTCTGCTTGGTCGCGGGCCTGTTGCGCGTTTTCGTTGACCCACGATCCGGCATCGGCCCCAACTTGGACGCGCGGGACTTCGTGTGCGGCTTTGGCAAGCTCGGCCTGCAAGCGGTCTCGCTCTTCGATCGTGCGCCGGTCCCATCCGCCATTCACGCGCGCCTGCTGCTCGATGAAGCCCAGGCGCTCGCGCATCTGCTCGGGCGTGTCGGTCGCCTGCTTCTGCTCGGGCACGCGCGCGCCAGTCTCCAGGATCTCGCCGGTCTCGGGATCGACGGCCTGCGCCGCCTGCTGCATTGTCGCCGATGCGCCGGTATCGACCGCGAGTGCCGCGGCGGCCGACATCGGACCAGCGGCAGGGTCAAGGCCCATCTGCTGCGACGGTAGCGGCGCGGCAGGTTCCAGGGCGCGATCGTTGATGATCGGCGCGGGCGCGGGCGGGAACACGCCGGCACGGCCCAGCGCGGCCTCGTCAATGACCGGGCGCTCGGCGGTCGGGGTGAAGCCTTGTGGCGGCGCTGCGGGCGGCTCGGCGCCAGTGGGCGGCGGCAGCCCGCTGCCCTGCGGTTCAGGGCGCGTCATGCCGCTGTAGAGCGATGCGCCGCCGCCCATCGCCATGCCGGCCAGCGTGCCCATCACGGCCGCGTCTTCGACGCCTTCGCTCCACGGCTTGCCAAGAGCGAGGTTCTGGATGATCTGCTCGGAGATCGACTGCGGCAGCTCTTCGAGGAAGCCCTCGGAGATTGCGCCCTCGACCACTTGGCGCGGGATACTCTTGGCCGGCAGCGCAGCAATCTCGCTGGCGACCTGCTGCGGGTTCGCGCCGCGGGCGAGCATGGTGTCGACGTCGCCCAGGCCAAAGCGCTGCGCTACGCGCCCACCCAGGTAGCCGAAGAGCGTACCGGCAAGGCCGGTCGCCACCGCAGCGCCAGCTTGCGTGGGCGTCAGCAGCCCGTCGTCAGTTTCCTGGCGGATCGCCGATGCCTGCGAGCCGGCCATCATCGTGCCTTCGCCGATCGCGCCGGCTGCGGCTGCGCCCTTGGCGCCCATCTGGCCCAGTCGCGTGCCAGCCATCAGCCCGCGCGCCGCAACGCCGCCGGCCAGCATGGGGGCAACCGACTCAGTGACGGCGTTCGCAATCAGGGACGGATTCTGGATGGCGACTGCCGTCTTGTCCAGGATGCCGTCGGCCTCCTGGAACTGGCGCTGCTGATCCTTGTACTGGTCCGTGTGGAACTCGCTGACGAGCTCCTTGGCCTGCTTCGGCCGGAAGCCGACGGCGCCGCCTTCGTTCTCAAGGAACTTGCCGACACGGCCGCCAGTGGGGATGTCGGCAAGGCCGACGACGGTTTCAGGAACGGCGATCGCCGACTTGACCGCGGAGAGGCCCAGGTCGCGCGCGTGCCCTAGAAAGCCCTTGGGCTCGGGCTTAGTCTCTCCGCCGAACGCCTCCCAGGGCTTCTGTTCTGCCGGTGCATCGCTGCTGGTGGTGTTGCTGAACTCTTCCCAGGGCTTGCGATCGGCCATCAGACTTTCTCCCAACTTGCTTGGTCGGCGGGGTTCCCACCCTTGAATCGGTATCCGCCACGGACTTCGCCGGATCGCGGCGCGGCGGGGGCGGCCTGCCCTGCCGGCTGATCCACGAACTGCCCGGATTGGTTGTTGAAGACCATCGACGGGCGGGTGTAGGGCATGCCTTGCGGGCTGATTTCCTGCCCGCCCGGGACAACGGTGAAGCGGTTTGGCGCCTCCTTGCCGCTCAGTGCGCGGAGTTGTTCGGCCACGGCTGAGCGCTCCTCCGGCGTCTTGGCGTTCTCATAGGCGGCGTACAGCCTTTCCACGCGCTGCAGGCCGCGCGCCTCGAAGCCACGCACCTCGGCCTCACTATCTGCACGACGGCGATCCACGCCGACTCGCTCGCGGTCGGTTGCGTTGCGCTCGGCGCTGCGCCTCGACTCGCCCTCTTCCCGCATGGCTGCCGCCCGCTCGTCGGACTCCAGCTTTCGTCCGCCTGTGCGATCGGCCTCGTACATCGCAGCGTTCTGCATCTCCATATTCCGCTCGCCGGTTCGCCCGAAAAACTGCGCGCGCTGCGCGCGTTCGTTTGCCATGTTCCGGTTCTGCAGCGCGCTCAGTTGGTCGGCATCCCGGCGACTCTCGGCGGAGTTCGGCGTCCAGTTGTCGGCCCTGCCATCCATGCGGTTCTGCCGGATGCGGTTGTTCTCGGCGATCATGGCCGAGGCTTGCTGGTCGCGAGCCGCGGCGCCGCCACCTTGTGCGGCGAACCCGGCAGCTTGCGGCTGCCCGCCTGTCGACGCACCGGCCTGCACGCCCGACATGGCCTGACCGGCCGGCAAGTTGGTGAATAGCGGGCTCTTGAGTCCTGGGGCGTTGTCGATGCGGTTGATTCCCTCGGCAGACGTGGGGCGCACGCTCATGCCGGGGGCCGGGCCTTGTCCGGGGTCGGGCGTGAAGCCGTAATCCGTGCGCCCCTTCGTGGAGGGTAGTTCCGTGGCGCCGACAGCAGCCGGCGGAATCGGCGCAGCGGCAGGCGTCGCCGCAATGGGCGAAGGCGCTCCGGCGTTGCCGTAGTCGGCCAGGCGCGCTTGATCGCTTGAGCGAGCGAAGAATCCGCCGACGGCGCTTGCTGCATCTTTCACCGGGTCGCCGCGGTTCAGGTAGGTGAGCGCGTCGCTCACGCCGGCGCCCGCGCCTGCCATCTGGCCGGTGGCCGCTCGTCCGCCGGCAGCAAAGTCCTGGCCGGCACCGGCGACAGCGCGCGGCGCGTCGGCGATCTGATTGTCTGCAGTCTGCCCGAATTCGCGAACGCCCTGCGCCACATCACCCGGGCGCACCGGCGCACCCGGCGGCATCTGGCGCGGCGCGCCGGTGCGCGGCACGTTGGGCTCACGCTGCATGCCAGAAAACCCAAACTGGGGCGCCTGCGGCTGCGCCGGCGCGGGCGACGCGCCTTGTGTGCTCGGCTGCGGAGGCTGGGCGGACGGCCGCGTGGTGGCCGTGGGGTCGATTCGGCCGGTCGCGGCCGGCGTGCCGGGCTGGGGGATGCTCGGCGCGCGCTGGAGGTCGCCGTAGGCGATCGGCTGCGGCTGCGGCGCACCCGTGCGCGGCGCGGGCTGCGGGGTTGCGGCCGGCATGCGCTGCCCGGTCATGTCGCCATAGCTCACACCCAGGGGGCCGCCCTGCATGCGGCGCCGGCGCTCTTCCTCGGCCGGTGAGCCGCCATCAAAAAAGTAGAGTTCGCCCTCTTGCGGCTTGAACCCCGCAGCGACGGGCGCGTGGGTGGCGTCGCGCATCTGATTGAGCGCCTGGACGCCGACGGCGTGCACCTGCTCAGGCGGCATCTGATATTCGCCGTTGCTCACGTTGACCGGAACCGGCTCGCCGAGATTGCCTAGCGCCTTCGGCCCGATCTGCTGCGTCGAGTCCGCGGGCATGATGTAACTTCCGCGAGGCACTTCAGCCTTGATGCTGTCCGATGTGCCGGTGCCCGGGCCTTTGATCTTCCCGCCCTTCTGTTTGTCTGCGGGCTTGAAGCCCGGCTTGAACCCTTGCATGGTGGCCTCGAATGGAAAACGGCTCGAATCGGGCCATGTTCCGATTCGAGCCGTTGGCAGTCTATCCCTACAGGGGAAATCGCCTGGACTTGTCAAATCTTAGAAGAGATGGTGCGACTGTTCGTCCATGTGCGCCGCCCGCTTTCGGTGTAGTCCGACGTTGACGAAGTGCCCGCCGAGCGTCCGGCATCGACGGTCCCGCGGATAGACACGCTTGCGCTGATCACCCCGAGCGCCGCCTGTGCCAAGCCTCCGCTGATGGTCGCGCTCGTGGCCAGTTCATTGGCGCGCAGCCGCGCGTCGAACGCGTCCTCAGAAGCGTCGAGCGCCTGCCGGTTCATGGAGCGCGACGCGTCGCTCATGTTCTTCATGTTGGCCGCGCCGGCGCGCTCGGCCTCGGCCCGGTTGTACGCCGACACGTAGCCCACGGCGCCGCGCAAGGACCGGCTGTATGCGCTGACGGCCGACGCCTGCGCCTGAATCTTGGCGGTGTGCGCCTGGATCCAGCTGCGGTGGGCCCTGGCGTACTCCTTGAACTCCCCCGCCTGTGCGTCCAGCACACGGCCAGCATCTTGCACGTAGTTCGAGTAGGCGCTGCTGCGGGCTTCCTCCGTCCGCCAGAACGACGCGTAGGCGCTGACGTTGGCCTCCCAGACCCCGGCAACGCTGCCTGATGCCCGCACCAGCTCAGCCTGGGTGTCGAACTTCTCGGCGTCGACATCTACTGCCTTGGCGAACGCCCGCGTCGCTTCGCGCATGCCCTCCACATTGGCTCGCACGATGTCCACGTTGGCCACGGCCCCGATCAGATAGGCCTCGTACTCCGCCAGCTTCAGCGCCTGCTGCTTGGCGCTCGTGGCCGACACATCCACCAGCGTCTTGGCGGTCATCCCCTGCGCCTCGTACATGTCCACCTCGACGCCGTACGTGGCGAGCTTCTCGAACTCGGCGCGGACCTGGGCAACTCTGGCCGCATCCTGCGCCTCTACCGTCTGGACGTACGCCTTGTAGTCGGCGACGACCGCGTTCACCAGCTCCGCCTTGGCGTTGAACAGCCCCACGGTGGCGTCGAACATCTCCCGCATCGCCTTGGCGTTGAACGCCAGCGTCTGGACGAGCTTTTTGCCGTAGCGCAGGTGCAGCTCGAACCGCTTGGCCTCGTGCGCAATGGCCTTGCTGGTCGCATCCAGCAGCAGCGCCTTGGCGCGGGCGTAGGTCTCGTCCCTGACTGCGAACGCGGCCTCGGTCTTGGCCTCCCTGAGCTCGCGGGCAAGCTCCGCCACCTGTGCGTTGACGGCACCGGTGGGCATGGAGAATCCCTTGGCCGCCGAGGCGCCGAGAATCTTCTGCTCGCCGAACAGCTCGCGCCGCGCGGCGTCCCGGGTCAGCCACGCGTAGATGGCATCCCGAATCGCCACGTCGAGTACGTCGTCCCCGGCGAGCGTGCGCTTGATGCGCGCTATGAGCGCCTCGTCTGCGGTGTAGTCGAGCCGGTCCGGGTCACCCAGCGGCGTGACAGATATGGGCTCGTACTCCGGCAGCTCGCCGGCAAACGGAGCCAGCGGTGTCGCGACAAACGCCGCGAGGGTTGGGTTGATGAGCGCGGGCCGCGCACCGATCGTGATGTCTGGGGCGGCGACACCCGCCAGTCCCGCCGAGCGCTTGACCTCCAGCAGCCCCACCTGGGGCACCGCCGGCACGCCAGAGACGGTGGCCGAGGGCATCGTCGGCGGGTTCTCTGGGGTCGCGTAGCTGGGCACGATCGCCGCGGGCGGGTTGGCCCAGGTCAGCGCTGACGTGACGCCGGTGTACGCCGCCGCCGTGGGGGAGTTTTCGATGGCAGGGGCGCCCGGGGGCGGGGACATGGAGAAACCGAGCGAGTTTGACCCTCCGTCTGTGGTCGTGCCGGTGTCCGTGCCGGTGTCCGTGCCTGTGCCCGTGCCTGTGCCGATGCCGACGTCGCCCGCCCCTCGGCCACTCCCGCCCGAGCCCGACGAGCCGGCGAAGTCGCCGCTCCCCGTGGGCAGCTGCACCAGCGTCTTTGCAATCGCGAATACGGTCCCTGCGCTCATGTCTCGGTCCTGTAGGATTCGGTGTCGCTCTCGGTGACGCTGTTGCTGAACGACTCAGTGTTGGACAAGCTGAAGCGCTCGTTGGCGTTCAGGCCGCCGCTCGCCGCCAGGGTGGCGCTGGCCCGGTACCCGCTCAGTCGCCCGCTCTCCACGGCCGCCCCGGCCTTCGCTGCGGCATCGGCTGCGGTGCGGTATGCCTCTGCCAGCTGCTGCTTGTACCCCTGCTCGAGCACTGTGGCGCGCTGGTCGGACTCCGCGGCGGCGACGTAGAACCGCGCTGCGGCCGACTGCTCTGCAGCATGCCCAGCCATTACGCCCGCCCTGGCCTCCATCCTGGCGGCCCACGCGGCGAGATCCCCCTCGTACTTGGCGGCGGCGGCGGCAGGCGCGGCTGCGGCGGCTGCGTTCTTCGCCTCAGCGACCATGTGCCGGCTGGACCGCTCGGTTGCCTGCGCCCGCAACTCTGCAGCTTTGGCCGCGGTCTGGGCCGCGGCGCGGCGCGCCTCTGCAGCGACGGCCTCGTTCTGCGCGACCGTCAGCTTTACCTTGGCCGCTGCCGCCTGGTTCTTCGCCGCGGCAGCGCGCCCCTTGTTGCTCGCCTGCTTGTACTGGGCGCGCACCTGCGCAACACCCGCCTCCCACGACAAGACCTGCATCTTGTAGTTTTCGGCGGTCAGCTGGAGCGTCTTGGCCTTGGCCGCAAGACCTCGCATTTCGCTCTCGAACGCCTTGACGCGGGTCTCGTCGACCCCGACGGCGGCCTCGAACTGCTGGGCGCGCACCTGCTTGGCCCGCTCCGTCGCGCGAAACGCGTCGCCCACGACGCGGTTGGCCTTGCCCTGCTCCTGCACCAAGTCGGCCTGCGACCGGTACCGGCGCGCTGCGGCCTCGGCCTGGGCATACTCGCCAGTCATCGCGGTGAGCTTGGCCCGAAACATCGCCGCGGCTCCGTTGTACGCCAACACCCCTGCGCGGGCCCGCTCGAGCGCCGCCTCCGCCTGGGTCAGCAGCGCGGAGAATTCGATCTCGTCGAGCGCGACCTCGAGCTGGATCATCATCCCGTGGGCAGCCACGCCCACCTCGTACGCGGCGCGGACCGCATCATCGCTCCAGCGCGCCCTGGTCGCGACTGCGTTGTTACCTGCGGCCTGCAGCGCTTCGTCCCGCATCGCTCCGTTGTAGAACTCGACGACTGTGTCGGAAGGCGCTGCCAAGCCGCGCCGCGACCACACGCCGGCCACCAGCTTGTCGTGGGCGTCGCTGGCCACACCGACCCGCTGCGCGGCATCATCGATCAGCATGTCGGCGTCGATGACCAGCGACCCTGCCAGCAGAGACCCGGCCACCTCGAACACCTGCGGAAAGGCAAGGTCGGGGCGCGGGATCGAGATTGCCCCCGCGCCTGCGCTGCGAAGCCGGGCGAGCGCCTCGGCGATGTCCGTGTCGTCGAGAAGCGGCGGCACGAGTTCGGCAAGCGCAGGAAAATCCACTGCCGCCACAGAGACCGCAGGCACCGCACCCAATGCAGGGGCGTCCGGCGTCGCCGCGACGGAAATGCTGAAGCTCGGCGCCGGGGCGATCGTGACACCTACCGCCGCCCCAACGGGCGCCGCGATGGAAGAGCCGGACGCCTCGCCGACACTCGGCACGCTGCCTACGGCCGGCGGGTTCGCGCTCCCCGCAGAGTGCCCGCTGAGGCTCAGCGCCCCGGAAAACACGCCCATGTCGCTCTGTGGCGCTGCCGACACCGTGGGGGGCGTGCCAGCGTGATTCTCCGCGTCCTGCAAGTGCGCCGGCACGAACGTGGGCGGCACAAAGGTGATCCGCGCCACGTTAGCCGAGAAGTTCATGCACTCCGTGATGTTGCCCGTCACCGCGCTGGCGTAGCCCTCTGCCTGGGTGCGCAGCTGGGCGATCGTGGAGGATATGCCGCTCGCCTCGGACGCCGCCAGGGCTTCTATGTTCTGCACCGCATTGTTGCTGATAGAGGTGCGGCCGGCGATCGACTTCCACTGGGTGCTCGCCCCGTCAAACGACGCCATCAGATTCTCCTTTCACTGACGTAGACCGCAGCTTCCATGCCCAGCAGCAGGGCCGGTGCCGCACTCGATACCGTCAGCTGGTAGTAGTTGCTGCAGAACCCGCGCCCCACCGCGCAGCGCACGGTCCGCACGTCATCCGCTTCGCGGGGCATCTGGGTGTACTCGTGCGCCGCCAGCCGCCCGTGCAGGTCGCCGGCTACAACAAGGGTCAGCGGGTCATCATGCTCACCAACGCCATAGACGTAGGCCATGCGCTTGCGCTTCGGCGTCGCGAAGTCCAGCTTGCCTGTGACGATCTGCCACGGCAGCGAAGCCTCGGCGGGGGTGTGCACGCCTGTCGCTGCGGCAGCGAAGCCGCCAGCGAGGCTCTCGAACGGGAAGTCCGCGTAGTAGCTCATGGCCCAGGTCACCGTGTTCGCCGTCCAGGCGTCGACGCGCACCGTCCCGCCCAGCACTGTGCCGCGCTCTTCCAGGTCGCCGCTGATAAACGCCCGCTCACGCGCATTGGGGCGGTGTCGCGTCGTCGGTTTGGCTGCCCCGCGGACGCGGGCAGTTTCGCGTACAGCGGCCCTGTGCCCCGTGCGCACGTGCGCTGCGTCGGCCAGCGCGGCCCCGTCCCTGACAAGCAGGCGGTGTCGCACCCGCGTTGTCGTGCGCTCGGTGACGATCGCCGTGCTGCGCAGCATCATCTCCGCGTGCGCAGAAACCCGGCCTTGCACCTGGGCCACCTCACGCACCACCTCACGGCGGGTCGTGTGTGCCGTCGCGCGGTCGACCAGGATGGCCCGCTCTCGGAGACCTGCGACTGGAAGGGCCGGGTGGGCTGCGTCTCCCACTATGGCCGTCTCGCGCACATCCTCGCCGCTGGTCACGCTCGTGCTCGCCCGGCTTGCGGCGAACAGCCGCTCGCGCGTATCGCGTCGGGCCGTCGCACTCGGGTAGGGCGTGTCGCCCAGCAGGGCGGCGTCTCGCAGGTCGTTGCGAACCGCCCCTTCCACGACGTCGCCGGCGATCAGGGACTCGCGCAGGGCTGAGCGCACGCGGGTGATCCTGATGGTCTCTCCGGCCAGCGCCGACTCGCGCAGCGGGGCAAGCACGAGGCTGCTGCGGGGCTCGCGGGTGACAAACCCGGCCACTTCCCTGATGTTGTTCATTTACGCCACCCACCCTACAAAGCACGCCCCCAAATATACGTGCATACTAGCCGGTTCACCAGCGTACTCGGCGTTCAGGGCGTTGAAGTCCGGCTCATAGCCGACCAGGGCTGCACCAAAATCATTCACGTTGACTGTCATGGTAGCCAAATTCCCGTTTCCGTCTGGGGAGGGGCGGTGCCACCAATCGCTCACGTATAGCGAATAAAAGTCCACCTTGCCACCCTGCCCTAGCGGATCATCCCCCGAGAGCTCTTTTTTTATCGTTGTGGCGCCCGAGTTGTGCGTGTCGCCGTATATCCGGATCTCGCATCCGACAATGTTGGTGACCGGGGTAGACACAGACCAGCCGTGCGAAGGGGGCAGGTCGCCATAGTACCCCCCTCCGCGTTCTTGTCCGTTACACAGTGAATAGGGAGTATCGCCAACGCTGATGCTGTCTTGGATGCAGGCGTCAGGGTTGTTCAAGACTTCGTCCGCATACGGGCGCATGACGCAGGTTATCTCTCCTTCATCGCTCCATCCGTTCGGGCCGCAAATTGCGGTAAACCCCCGCTGCACAATGCCAAAAGCGATGCTAGACCCTGTACCCAGGCTGACTGAGTTGGAGGTTTGTCCCGTGTATGTGTCGTGCTCGGTGTCAAATTTTGCGATCAGGTAAATCGACCTGTCGCCGCTCGGCACGACTACCGAGATTTTTCGACTCTTGCCGCCCGAAACCTTTTGGTCTGTCCCGATACTCCCAAAGTAATTCCATTGCGCATGACCGATCATGTCGCTGAACGTGCAAAAGCCGAGCGATGCAAGCACCTTGGTTAGGAACTGTGATGCGTTGATTTCGTTGTGGTGGCTGCCGTGCATCATTTCCCGCCAGTCAACGTGCGTCGTGTAAAAGTTGCCGTTCAGTACACCGTCGCCATCGCTGTACGTGCCAACTGTCCAACCGCCCGTCACTTGGCATGGCTGTTTTGTATTCACGACCTTCGACGTTCCTGGCGGGCGATACTCCCAAAAGTAGTTAACAGTTTGCAGCCCCCCACTCTCGAAAAACACAAACATGGGGGTGTCACAGCGGGGGGCGTCTTCCGGCGCAACCTCGTCAGCGCCAAAATCAAAACTCAGAACCGTACCTTGCCCCAAAAGGGGCTCGGGAAACTTGATTTGCGGCTGGCCGCTCCAGCCTGTCGCGGTCCCTTTTGGGATAAGCCCGCCAGGGTTGTATAGGGGCCCCTTTTTTTGCTGCCGCAAATTGGCGACCGCCCTAAAGTCGGCCTGCACGGTTTCAGACTTGAGTGCTTCCCGCGCCGCCTCGATGTCTTCAATTGCAAGAATACCCGCAACTTGGCGCTCTTCCATGCGCAGGGCCTTGCGCTTCTCGACACCTTGCAGCCCCAGGCGCGCAATCATCTCGCCGGCATTCTTTGCGGGCGTTCTCGGCTCATGCGCGCCAATCTTTATCGTGACCGCGTAGTGATACCCAATTTTTAGACCGTCTTCCCGATAGCCGTAGCAAGTGTTGTGCGCTTGCGTGCCGTCCGGGCTGAAGCACCACCCCATCGCAGTTGAGTAGGTTTGCTTTTTGTAGACTTCCGCCATCTGCTCTGCAGACAGCGCCTCAAAAACCTCGCCCGCGCGCTTCCACTCGTCCACCTGATTAGGGCCTCGAGGCATTGGTGTGCCCAGCGGAAATCCGCCGAACAAATCGAAAAAGTGTTTGCCGTTCTGCGGGAGGGCGCCTGCATCGAACAGCTCGGGGAACAGCTGCTCATATCGTTTTCGCCCCGCCGCAGTTGTCGAAATGGGATCGACCGGAAGCGGCATCACCAGCACTCCGCGCTGCCCTATTTCCACGATGTAGGCCTTTCCGTCCTCCCCCCACGCTACGCCATGCGTGCGGTTCCAGCGATAGTCGTACAGTACCTTGACCTCCTGGATCGGGTTCGTGGCGTGGAAAAGACCGAAGCCGCTTTTTGGCATCAGCTCAGGCTCTTCAAGAAAGTCCTCGTTGGTCAGGAATCGCTTTTTGTTCTGGTTGATCCAGCGGCTCTCATAGGTGTATGGGTGCGCAAGACCAACGCCCAGCAGCACTTGCACCAGCGGGCGCATCGCCCCGGAATAAAGCCCTGGTTTGATGCTGGCGTGTTGCGAGTAAATTTTCGGATCATCCCCCCGAGCTGGGGCAAACGCCCCATCCTCCACCACCGCCAGCTTGTGCCGCGCGAAGTCCGCAGGGATGCGCTCCGCGGTGCGCTCGGTGATGCGCAGGTTGCTGATGAGCGGGCGGGCCGGCGGCGCTTTTTCGGGATCATCTCCCGGAAGAGATAGCGGCTCCTGCCTAATCACCGGCCCCAGCACCGCACCACTGACGTAGTCAATGACGCCCACTTCGTCTGTGTGCTCATCCTCCGGCAGCGGCGCCTCGGGTGACTCTGCGGCTTGCCCAGGCGGAACGATGTGGATGCGGGCAATGTGCTCGTAGTCCAGCACGTAAACCTGCGCGCCCGCGGCGTCCTCGAACGACTTGAGCATCCGCGCCGCGCCGAGCTGCTCCTTGAGCGCGCGCGTGATGTTGCCCGACTGGACCGCGAACTCGATGGTCTCGAGGGTCGGCTCGGCGTCTTCGTAGGTGATGTCAAACTTGTGCATGGCGTACCTCGGCCCGCTGGCACGGGATGCACGGCGGCGGGATCATGTAGGGGGCAACGAACTGCTGCTTGTTGGCGACGGCGGGGCAGCCCACCTGGGCGGCGTCGAACCCCTGCATCACTGGGCGGCGGCGCAGCCGCACAATCATGCGATCGCGGAAGTTCACCCAGTCGGCCTGGGTCATGGTCTCGCCTGCCGGCTCGACATAGCGAATCCTGTGCGAAGCCCACGTCGATCCGAACACGGTGGCGTCGTAGTTCCCGATGCTGAACCGGCGAGGGTAATGCACCATCGGGTTGTTGTCGCCCCACTGCGTCGCCGAGTAGCTGCTCGGGTAGACCTCGCGGTTCCGGCTCTCGGCAACGGGGGTGCCAAATGCCAACGAGGCCAGGTTGTTTGTCGTGATCATCTCGCGCTCTTGCGCGATGTGTGCATCCCCAAACTCGGCGGAGTTCCTTCCGATCGGCCAAATTCCCTTGGTGTGGGGCAAAAGGGTCGGGTAGGCAAACAGCAGTGAGAGCTTTCCTTCCGGGCGAATCTCGGCGGTCTTGTTCGCAACTACTGTTTCGCCAAACTTTGGCGCCCCTTTCAGGTCCTCTGTCGACCCGGTGTGGCTTGGAAAGAGTAGTCGATGCCTATTGGCGACCGTCGTGTAGCCAAACCAGGGGCGCCGCGACGCTCCACTGCCTTGGGGAATCTCGTTGTCTACGCCTGCAAACGGGTTACCTGGGTGGTTCCTCTGTGCTTGAGCTGGCGTGGTTTCTGTCGCCCAGATTGTGTGCGGCGACACGCGAGCCTCCCCATAAGTGACGCGATCGCCTTTGCCGCGCACAATGTCTGCTTGGCTCGGGAACATTTCAGCCAGCACGCGCTGGCGCCAGTGCGCAATGGCGATGCCGCCCCACTGCGTCATCGGGTAATACATGCGCAGCACGGCCCCTTGCTGAGTTGCATCAGCCTCGCCAAAAACCAGGCTGCCAATCCCGTGTGGGTAGGCAAAGATACAGTTGAGCGTAGCAGCGCCGAACCGAGACGAGGGCCCACCGCCCGCCGCGACCACCGTGCGCGTGCTGGGGGGATCGGGCAGCGCATTGCGCACTGCTGTACCCCAAGGGCTATTCTCAAAGGTCAGTCGACCAAGCGCCTTGACGGTCTTGGTCCGGTACACGATCGACATCGCGCCGATATACTGCGAGCTGATTCCGCTTGCGACCACATTGCGGTGTAGCTCACTCGCCCATGCGCGCGCGCCGAACTCCGTGTATGGGCGCCCCGGCGGGTATAGCTGCGGGGTCTTGTTCCAGATTCTCGCCGTGCCGTGCAAATACGGGGCAGGCCAGCGTGGGGTGATCGTGCGTCGGTAGGGGCCCAGGACGACCGGAGCGCCGACGGGGGGCGGCGCGACCCCGGAGAATGCGACAAACTGCTCGAACAAGCTGATGCTTGGCGGGCCTACGCGATGCGCCGCGCTCAGGCGAGGCAGCACAGCAACGCTGCGCACGGCGTCCGCGACAAAAGCTGTGCCGAAGGCTTCCGTGGAGCCGGAGTGCTGTTTGACAGCCTGCAGGTTGCTTTCAACCCTCTCCGGAACACCAAGCTGCACACCGTCATCGCCCCACTGCTTCAGAACGCGGGCTGCGTTATGCACGAGGTTGCCGAAGTTCGATGTGCGGAAGCTGTCGTCGCCCTGCACGTGCACTCGCCGCACGCGGTGCGCGATGAACGTGTCGATGCCGAAGGTGAGCTGCGCGACGGGGTGCGTGAGCAGCGCTCGCGCGGTGTTCTCGATCAGGTGGTACGGCACGATGCGCAGGCTGTTCAGGCCCGGCGGGGTCACCGCGCGGTTGGCGTTGAACACGTGCGAGTAGCCGCCCCACTTGGTGCCTTCCAGCTCCCACATGTACCCGCCGTGCAGCACGTACTGCCGGCTGCTGAACACCAGCGCGACGCCGAACTCCAGCGACTCGCTGCGCGACTGCACCGACAGCGGGCGAACCCTGAACGCGATGCGCTGGAAGTCCGACTGCAGCGAGTACAGCCCTGGCGGGGCAGCGAAGAGGCCGTAGTCGACGTCACTTACGCCGAACTGCGTCGGGTCGAACCCGATCGGGTGGTACTGCTGGAGGTACCGCCGGGCGTTGGACGCCCAGAGCGTGCCCCACTGGGTGGCGGCGAACCCCTGGATACGGCGGGGCAGCACGACCACGTGCCCGAACTGCGTCGCCACAAACCCGGCCGGCTTGATGAACGGCAGGCGCACGGCACCCATCTGGAGGGAAGACCACCCGGACGCCTTTGCGTAGGGCATCGGGATGCTCGCGGACCCCCATCGCTCGGTGAGAAACCCGACGGGCTGCACGTGCCTCATCGGCAGATCGCCGAACTGCGTCGAATCGAGCCCGCTAACGAAAGCGTACTGCGTGTAGCGGTTCAGCGTCGGCCGAGGGAGGTACAGGCTGTCGATGCCGCCCGGCTCCACGTACAGGTCCGGCAGGTACTCAATCCGCGGCTTGCCGTGCTGCGAGAAGTCATTCCACGGCACCCGAACGGTCTGCGTGCGCAGCACGATGCGCTGGTTGCCGACGGCCGGCCCCGCGTGCGGTGCGCGTTGTTCCACCCAGCGAATCCAGTGCTCGACGCGCACCGCTCCGTACTGCGTCGGCGGAATAGACGTGACCCCAGCGAACTGCGGGGGTGGGATGTACGCCTCGTGCGCCCCGAACTCGGTGTACCGCGCCCCCTCGTTGTCGACGATGAGGTACTGGTCCGAGTTGTAGGCCATGGGCTGTCCGAACCCCGTCGTAGCCCAGGGCTTCGGGTACACCGGGAACACGCCACTCTGCTGACTGGTCAGGTCGCCCCACTGCGTCATGCGTGAGCCGAACGGGTAGAGCGTCCGTGGAAAACTGGAGGATCTGGCGATGACAAGCTGGGTGTTGGTGCGCGCGGAGTCGAACCCGGCCGGGCTGGCGTATTGGAACCAGTTTGCGATGCGCGAAGCGCCGAACGCAAGGCTGTGCAAGCCCGCAGGGGCAAAACTATCGGCAGTGCTGAAGTACAGCCCGATGTTCTGGGCGTTGCTGCTTGCCGCTGTCGACAGGAACGAAAATTCGAGTCGCCCCAACCTGAACCCAGGTATATACACCCACGGCACAGGTGTTGGTAGCGGCGTGAGCCCGAGCGGGAACACGCCTTGGGCGACATTGGCGACCGACTGTGAACCAAACTGTGTGGAGTCACCCAAGCCTGCGCGCGTCACAGGGCGAAGGTCGCCAAAATCCAGTCGCGTCGTGCCGTCGAGCGGATCGACAAAGTTGAACGCAACGTGCCGCCCGGTGGTCTGTGCTTCAGAAATGCGGGGGGTGCTTGTACGGAGTGAGTCGATTCCGCTTTGCGCAGTCGACAGTGGTGCTTCTACCTCATGAGAACCCGTCGCCAAGGACGCCAGACCGCAAGCACCAATGACAATGACGCCCCCGAAATGAAAGGCGACATTCTGCGCAGGCCACGCAGGAGAAGTCTCGGTAAAGTCGAGTGCGTAGAACTGGTAGCTGCCCGGATACACCAGCGGAACAGGAACAACGGGCGGCACCAGCGATGGCGGAAAGATACCCTGTGCCGCATTTGTGAGGGTCGTCAAACCATACTGCGTCTGCGCCCCGATCCCCACACTACTCTGAAGCTGTGCCCCGCCGAAGGTGAAGCGGACGGAGGTCGCAGGGGTGGCAACATGCGGCTGAGTGAACGCAAAGGACAGCGCTGCCGCAGCGGCGGGCGGGCCAACAATTGCATTGCCTACGCCGCCAAGCACCTGCCCCGGAGGAAAGATGCCCAGTGCGGTGTTGTAAACTGTCGCGGAGCCTGCGACGAACCGGTGGCCTAGGCCAGCCCCGGTGACGAGCATCCCTGACATGGGGTCCTCTTAGGCGATCTGCAGGGCTGCGTAGTGTGCGGCGACCCGTGAGCCTGACAGCGCCTGTGAGTAGAACGCAACATCTGAAAGGTACCCAGTCAGCGCCCCGGTGACGGCCGTGCGTGCGTCATTCACGAGACCTGCAACATGCGTCTCTCTCACATCGGCAGGCGTTACCGACGCCACGTCAAGAAGCGTTCCGGTTGTCGTCGTCGTTTCAACCAGCGCGCCGTCGATGTAGAGCTTCGCCTGAAGCTGCGCCTTGTCCAGTGTGATCGCGATGTGTCGGCGCACGCCTGCTGTGATCTCAGTGTTCGGAAACACCACCGTAACATCGGAGGTCGACTCGCGCGTGCGCAAGTTCAGTCGCCGGTTTGTGTCAATGAACAGGCCGGAATGAACCTCCTCTGCTTCGTTGGTGTTAGCGATGATCCACTGCGTCGCAGCCGGATTGACGCTTTGCTCGTGGATGAACTCAAAGCTCAACTCGCTACGCGACGACGAGGTAGATGGGCCAAGATCAGTTCGCGCCGCGCCACCGTTGAACACGCAACCTGTCTGTCCTGTCACAGGGCTAGGCTGGTTATAGGTGATGGCGCTGCCGTTGAAGATCGTCGCGTTGCGCAACGGTTCGTTGAGCGTCACCCAGTCGGCAAAGCCATTGGTGTGGTCCGACTCATTCAACCGGTAGTAGTACATCGGCTGATCCAGCAGCACCTCTTTCGCGTACCCTGTTTCAGCAGGAGTCGTGCCCACCATCAGATCGTTGTAGCGCGCCAGCACTTCGGCGTCTGTCAGAATCCTGTCAACGTACAGAACGAACGGACCTGTGATCACGGACGTGAGCCGTCCGAGCACAACGCTAGGGACTGCGTCAGCGTGGCCGACTACCGCCAAACCTAGCGTGCTAGCTTGCACGACCGTGGCGGGCAAGATAAACGCGTTTTGCCCCGCAAGGCTGAATGTCGCCGCCAGAACGCCGCTGACGTAGAGTTTTGCCGAGCTGGCGTAGGTGACCGTCAGCGCAACATGCAAATTGTCGGCCGCTTCGTCTCCGATCGTGTGCCGCCCCATCTCGCGAAAATTAGCGTACGGCGCAGCGGTGCCTGTGCCCATATAAGAGTTGTTGTACGCGATAAGCTCTTTCGTTTCGGCTACGTATCTCAGCGCGATGATAAGTCGCAAACTGTCGTTGTTCGCCGCTGTAAGGCTGTTGTACGACAAGGCGTTGAAGCACGTTGCGTGGGCGACCAGCATCGGCTGGCTATCGGCCGGAACGGAGCTTCTGCGGAACACCCATTCCATTGACGCCTTCAGCGGTTGGTTATACGCGCGCCCCATGTCCCGCCGCGCTCGCACGCCAAACGCCGCGCCCTCTAGTTGTACCGCCCCGAGGTGTGTCGCGCCGGGGGTGAGTCCTGGCTGTGCAAACGACACGGTGCTGCCCAGCGTCGCCCACTCCAGATCAGCGACGTGAATTGGCTTGCCGCTGGCGTCGAACTGCCCGAGCCACCCCGCGCTCGGGTAGTCAGCCAGCACCCGCTTGGTCCAGTTGCCGATGTAGGTCGCCCCGCTGTAGGCCGGGATCGGGGTGATGTAGTCGCGGATCAGTGCGTCCTTCGCAGGCGCGCCATCGTCGTCCACGGCAAACACGAGGTAGTCGTTCGTGTCAGGGTTCAGCCCGGTGAATGCGTAGGCCCCGTCTTCGTCGGCGGTGGTCTTGGCCACGATCTTGAGCGATGAGCGATCCATCAACACCACGCGCTTCTGTGCAGCTACGCCATCTTCGGACGTGATGCCGAAGATTGCACCTACTCCCGGCTTATGGGGCATCACACACCTCCTGGAAGTGCATCTTCACCCGGCCAGCGCTCGCTATGCCACTCACGGTAGCGGGCAATCAGCCCCGCCACATCGCCCGCGCTGTTGAGGTACGCCAGGGCGTGCTCGACCGAGTCGTCGTCCTCGTCCAGTGCAACAGTGCTCTCCACGAAACGCTGGAACGGCGCGTGGTTGGCGAGCACCTTCAGGTTGAGCTCGTCACTGGCTTGCTGCATCGGCGCGAAGGCCTCGAAGCCCCCTACCGCCATTGTCTGCGCCGGTGGTTTTTCCGGCACGCGCCCGAGCTGCAAGAACGCCGCCAACTCGTCGGGCTGCAGGGTGACGGTGCACTGGAACGTGCCGTCTGCTTGTTCTGTGAGTAGCGTTCGTTGCATGGTTAGGAACCTCTTTCGCGTTCGACTATGGCGGCTTTCAGGCGCTGCAGTTCTTCGCCGGTGAGCAAGCCCAGCATGTCAATGACCTTGTCAATCGCACGAACTCCGTGCGGGTCTTTCTTCCCTGCGCCCACCCACAGCTCCAGGTTTTCTGGCCTGTTGTCGGCCCTGTCCCCGTTCTTGTGGTGCACGCGCTCTTTCGATGTCAGCGCTCTGCCTAGAACCTGCTCCATCACCAGCCGGTGCTGCATCACCTTTTTGCCGTCCTTCCGCACCATCAAATAGCCGTTGCTGCTCTTGGTGGTATCCCCGAGCACACGGGCATCAAGCGTAACGACCGGGGCCTTCATGCCATCCTTGCGGGCGGCGAAAAAGCACTCGCGCGAGCAATATGCGCGGACTTTCCCATGCGGGCGCTCGAAGTCATTTTTGCACCACGCACAAACACATCGCTTGTCCGCACTGATGCCTTTGTTTTTGCACCCGACCGAACAGTATTGCTGCTGTGCATACTTCCCCTGGAACACGGTGTTGCAAACAGGGCAGGTCTTTTCCGACGCTGTGGATCGGGCATACCAGCATTGCTTCGAGCAAAACACCTGCTCGTCCCTGCGCGGCCTAAAAACTTCTCCGCACTGCTGGCATGCGCGATCTGGGATGCTTCTTAGCGCAGTCATATGACGCCCCTGTGGCTGAATGAGTACGTCAGTTTACGCGCTATTGACCCACATCACAATCTAAATATCTTGTTGACGCCATTATCCCACGTAACAATGCCAATATGTTCGAGGCGGCTCGCTAATTCCACCCCCGTCCCTTTCGGAACTGCTGCATGTCGCCATGCAGAGCAGACTATCTCATCAGCCAATTTGCGGCGGCTGTCGCGCACTTCGGGGCGCTTGCCCCTACTCCCTTTCGGGATAGTCGTTACACCTTCCCCATGACGGGGCTTGGCACGGTATTGTCTCGGAGAGAGTTCCACCGTTTTCACGCGATCCACTTCCAGGCGTTAAGCCGCGACCTGGAAGGCACCATTGTTTGCAGCCGCGAAGCTGCGCGGGGCGATGTCCCCGCCATTGGGCGTGATCGGCAGGCCGGTCGCGGTGTCGATGTAGGCCATCAGGGGGCTCGTGCCTTCGACGCCGGTGTCCTTGTAGATCAGGATGGCGTTGATGGCCGACCCACTGACTGCCGCGAAGGTGGCGTCGTTGGCGTCTGCTGCTCCGCCGTCCGTCGACTTGCCTGTCAGCGTCACCTCGGGGCCGATGCGGGAAGCCGTGGGGATGTCGGACAGGAACTGGTGCGTGCTGAAGTTGGCCGAATACGAGGCCGTGCTGATGAGTCGCACCTTGAGCGTGTCAGTCAGCCAGTTGATGTCGGCTTCCAGGAAGCGCTTGCGCGCCGTGTCGTACAAGGTATTTGCCATGGTGGATTTCTCCGTTCATGGCGCACTCCTGCGCGCCGGGTTTGAAACTGTTAGGCGGTGTTGGTCATGACCCGCCCGATCCGCACCAGGGTCGCCGCGAACGGGCTCATCTCTCGCGGCTGGTCCGGCTGGCTGATCGCCGCCTTCAGGGTTTGCGCCACGTCTTCGCGCTCGTTCAGGCTCAGCGACTCCCACTCGGGCATCTCGGGGGCAACCGCGGCCCGGCCGATGCCGTACGCCATGCGCGCGAGGCAGCACCACGTCTCGTCGGGCAGGTGGTGCAGCGTCTCCGGGGTGGACTTGGGGGGTGCCTCCTGCACCATCTGCTGGTCACAGCACCCCATGTCAGCTGTCCGTCAGCTCGACTTCGTAGCCCAGCTCGAACGAGTCGCCGTTGTTGACGACCCGCACGGCGCCGTAGCGCGATGCCGAGATGAGGACCCCGCTGACGCCCCCGCGCGTGTTGTCCGACAGCAGGGCTGCCCCGCTGATGTTCAGCGTGCTCGTGCAGGTGATGTTGAACACCGCGCGGTTGGCGAGGTTGCCGATCACGCCGCTGGCGACTGCCGCCGGCGTCCACTGCGGCCGGGTGGCGTTGCTGTACCCCTCGGTCTGGCTGACGATCTCCGTGGCGTTGGCCGCGAAGTTGGCCGCCGTCCAGTTGGCCGCCGGCGTGACTGCGCCGCTGAACACGGCCAGATACCAGTTCGACAGCTTGGCGCCCGCGCCCAGCGTGGTGCTCAGGAAGTGCGCGATCCCCTCCGCCGGCACGAGGTTGTGGTCGACGCGCTCGTCTTCGCCGTTGACCGAATGCACGTACGTGCCCCGGGCGCGGATCGCCCGGTGGATCAGCAGCCCGCCTTCAGTTTCCTCGAAATCACCGGAATTGATGAATCCGACGATCTCGTCCGCATGTTTCTGGATGTTCATCTCTCTTTCCTCAGTTGTTTGCCATGACCGTGACCCGGTCGCCCTGCACCACGAGGCGACCGGAGCCAAGTGGAATACCCTGCAGCCGCCCAGCCTGCGGGAGCACTACATTTCCGCTCGGCAGCCCGAGCGCGAACCCCGACGGGGTCATCCAGACCGCCGCTTCCTCGACCTGCAGCTTGGGGTCCAGGTGGTCCGCCTTCAGTACCGCTGCCGCGCCCCGCCAGGAGGGGCCGCCAACCCGCCGCTGCTCGAGCGCCGCGGGGTCCGTGCCGGCCAGCCAGCGCACACTGTTGCGCAGCCCCACGTACAGCCCGGTCGGCATGGGCGCCACCCAGAAAACGCGCTCCTCGAACTGCACGAACCCGCGCAGCTGGTCGTAGACGCCATACCGCAGGGGCTCGGAGAAGATCAGCGTGTTGCCCCGCGCCAGGACCAGCCGGCCGGACCAGTACTCGATCCAGTTGCCGCCGGGCAACGGCGCCAGGACAAGCTGCTCTTCTGTCGGCAGCAGCTCGCCATCAAGCTGCGCGACCGCCCCGTCGCGGACCGCCCACACCCCGTCGCTGCTGCAGAACACCGCCTCCCCGTTCAGCACCGTCCAGTGCAGTGGGCCAGAGGCGCCCCCGATCACTGTGAACGCGCCGGGGTCGAGGTACCCGAGGGCGCCGCCGACAACCCCGAGGATGCGACCATCGAACTCGAACAGGCTGTGCGCTGGCTGATCGTCTATCGGGGCCCAGGCCCCGCGCCGCGTAACTGCACCGGTACGATCGATGTCGACGTTCCGTGCGTCGGCCAGCGCGTCGGCTGGGACGCGCGCCTCCGTGGTGGTGTTCCACATGCCTTGCGGCCACGGGCCGATCGCTGCGGGGGGTGTCACTTTGCCGCCCGCTTGATGTCAGCCCCGACGGGGCACTGGATGCGCAGCCGCGCCTTGCGGCCGGACTTCTCCAGCAGGCTGATGCGAACGGTCGCGCTCAGTCGTACAGGCGCGCCCGGCACGAGCGTGGCCTGCACGAACATGCAGTCGGCCGTGGCCCAGCGGAGCACGTCGCGGTAGGTGCTGCCCTTGACGATCGCGATATCGGTCACGTCACACCCCGAAGCAGGTCCGCAGCATCACGCGCGGCCAGATGAAAGTCAGCGTGAAGAAGGCATCGACGTTGGCGCGCATCGTCGCTTCAATCGCCTGATTCCAGCGGCAGTAGTCGATTACGACCGGGCGCGAATGCGCAGCCTTCCAGCGCGCAAGGTCAGTGACTGGAGCGAGCATCGGCGCTTTCCTCGTGGGTCAGTTTTTCATACCAGCGCTGCCAGCCGTCGAGCTGGGCGATGTACTCGCGGCATTGCTCGTAGTTCCCGGCAACGATGTCGAGGGCGGCAGCGTCTGTAACGGGGTCGGCTTTACCAGCAACCACGTCGGCGGTTTCGGCAGGGGTGCCGGTTGCGGCAGCGTCGTGGAGCAAGCGCCAAGCGCCATCGAGATCACAGCGGCGCTCAGGAGGGAGTTCGACATAGCGGATAACCTCACGGGTGATCGTCTTGTTCTGCGCGGCCCGGCCTGCCCGCTCGCGCTCCAGCGCTGCAGCGAAGACGTCGGCCTTGTCCTGCTGCTCGACCAGCGCCTCGGCGTAAGCCAGCGCGTCATCGAGCCGCTGCCCGTCGAGCGAGTTGCGACCGGCGAGCCATGCCGCGCCGTGGGTGAGCGCCAGCGTGATGAGGCCAACCGCAAGGGCGAGGACGGTCACGTTCACGTCTGCGCCCCCAGGCAACGCTGGTAACGGTCCAGGCTGCGCACCCATACGCCGTAGCACCCGTTGGCCCGGTTCGAGCAGTCACGCCCGGCGGCGCGCTTGTACAGCAGGTAGCTCTTGCACGACTCCACGTAGCGACCCGCGTTGGCGTGGCGCACCATCGAGGACTTGCACAGCACGTCCGCGCCGTACTGGTAGGCAAAGTCCACCATCACGTCGTACTCGGTCTGGCTGATCGGCGCAGTCACGCACCCCTTGATCCCGCGCTCGTCGCGGGCGATGTGCGCGTAGGTCCGGGCAACTGCCTTGGGCGGGATGATCGTGTCGCCCATCTGCACCGCGGAGCCGTCTTCCCGGAACGTCGAGCCGAACCCCACCGTGGGCCGGTCGCCAGCAATCGGTACGATCGCCCGCTCCGAGTACCCTTCATGCGCCAGCAGGCCCACCAGCGCAGCGGCAGACAGACTTAGTGCGGCAGCGGGCAGGCGATTAATCATGTTCGTATGGGCACGCTTGGTACTTGTCGCAGGCGCGGCGTTCATTGGTCACAGGAATCACAACCTTGCGTCGCTCTTCCATGGCCCCTTGGATGACTGCAATCCTGATGGAGTGGGCTTCGCGCTCGCGCTTGTCTCGTCGCCAGTGATATACGGCGTTGAGGAGCAGGGTCATCAGCGCCGTGACGATGCCGATCAGGATGCCGACATCGGTGAGCGTGAGCGCGGACAGGATCGACGCTCCGCTTCCGACATAGCTGGCGGTGTTGATTGCGCGATCAGGCATTGCCGCTCCCCTGGAGAGCCTGCTCGGCGCTTTCGTGCGCAGGGCGAGCCGGCAGAGAGACGCGGGTATTGGCTGGCGCCTCGATCACGAGCCGGGCGAGCTGGCCGGACTTGCGTTCAAGGCGAACTCTGGCCTCGCCAATCGTCAGGGTTTCGTTGGTGCGCAGATCGACTGTGAGCTTAGGCATGGCGGCAATGGCTTGGAGGTTTGGCCGAAGTCTTGCCGTTCCCCTGCTTTGCCTCCAGCCCTACAGGGGGACGGCTGGATTTGCGATGCCATGGCCGCCGTTTGTATAGCGGGCGCGAAGTAAAGGGGTTTGGGCCTTTCGGCCGGGGCGACTAGCCCAGGGACACGACCTTCCAGCGCCCCTGCCGACGATCGAGCCCGCGATCATCCTTGTACAGCTCGGTCATCGACGCGTGGCTATGCCCCAGCAGCGTCTGCACATCGCGCACGCCCTGCGCGTCGTACATCCGCGCCGCTAGGCTGCGGCACTCGTGCAGGCTCGGCGGATCTGCATCGGCATCGGCCGGCGGCAGCGCACCCTCGCGGGCCTGCTCGAATCGCCAGCTCATGCTCGCGCCCACCGGCGGCGCCCCGGTCGTCTTGCGCACCAGCCACCCGTCGCCATCGTCTTCCAGGGCCGCATAGTCCCGGCACTGCGCCACCGCATCCGCCACTGTCATGCCCAGGGCGTCCAGCCGCAAGCTGGTCGGAATCGCCACCCGCGTGCCCGTCTTCTGCTGCTCGATGTGCAGGCACGGCACTGCGACGCCGTCCACCTGCTCGGGCCACACATCCGAGAAGCGCATCGCGCGCAGAT